GATGGCTATGAATCGCCATGTCGCGGACACACATATTACCGTGACTGAGTTTCACGCAATGAAGAAACTTCTGGATGAAACTAAGGCTGATATTCCGGCTTTCTGCAAAGCGTTTCAGTGTGATATCCCAGAAAACATCATGAAGTCTAGATACGACAATGCAATGGCAACTTTAAAACGTAAAAAGGAACAACAAGCTAATGGCAAACATGACGAAGCGGCAGAGTCTAGTGGGGAAAGGGGACAGGTATCGGAAGACCGATCAGCAGAAGTTCTCGACCAACTACGAAAAAATATTCAGCAAGAAGGAGTCAAGTAATGAGACTCCTAAAACACGATCAGGGAACTAAAGAATGGTTTCAAGCCAGATTGGGATGTCCTTCTGGCTCTGGTTTCTCAAAGCTTGTCAAAACAGATGGCAAGCCATCAACCAGTGCTGATATATATATCAATCATCTCATTGCTGAAAAGGTCATAGGCGAGCCGCCAGAGACATTTAGCAACGAATGGATGGAAAGGGGCAAGCAACTTGAACCTGATGCCCGGTCATTCTATGAGTTCGAGCGCGGCGTAACTGTTCAAGAGGTTGGTTTCATTAAGCATGATGAATATGAGTGCGGCGTTAGTCCTGACGGGCTTGTTAACGCTGACGGTCTGTTAGAAATTAAATGCCCCGCCCCGGCAACTCATGTCAAGTATTTGCGCGCAGGTGTATTGCCGTCTGGCTACAAGGCTCAGTGCCAAGGTCAGTTGTGGATAACTGGCCGCAAGTGGCTGGACTTCTTAAGCTATCACCCTTCACTGCCGCCATTCCTGATTCGGGTCGAACCTGACAAGGAATACATCAAGTTGTTAGAAGCTGAAGTCATCAAGGCTTGCAAAATTATTGAAGAAGAATCGCGAAAAATTGAGGTGTTAAGATGAGCGAATTTGAAAAAAAAGAATATCCAAAGGACAATGGCTGGGGCAAAGCATGGCGTCAGCTGGAAAAGAAAAACCCGAAGTCACCTGACTTCACTGGAAATTTAGAAGCGATGGGTGAGCCGCTTAAATTCAGTGCTTGGCTGGGACAAGATGGGGCGTTGAGCTTCAAGACTCGGCCGATGACCAGTGAGGAGCACGCTAAATATATCGCTAAAAAAGCAGAGTTGAAAGCCAAGCGTGAAGCTGAAGCCAATCACCACACCGATCAGATCAGACAGAATATTCAACCTGTTCAACCCAAAACTCCAATGCCTGATCCAAACATCAACGATGAAATACCGTTTTGAAAAAAGCCCCCGAAGGGGCTACCTCAAAATGGAGCTATTGAGGCAAGGGTGATTATAGCATCATGAAAGAAAGTGATTCCAAAAAATTCCAGTGCGATTGTGAGTTTTGCAAAAAACTTAGCCCTGAAAAGGTAACGCATAAGTTATGCGCGAACAAAACAAAAAATCTGGTCACTGAACTAAAAAAAGGTAATAAATTAAAACTTGAATGGAGTAAATACACTGACAGAGTTCTTGCTAACAAGTACAGCATTACGAAGTCAACGATTCAGCATCTAAGACGTAACTTCATTAAGGAGATCAAATGAAAGCCGAACAGTTTCACAAAAAAGACCAAGCTCGACGCGCAATGCGCATGGCTGAAATTAAGATGTCTATGAACGACATGAAAGAAACCAAAGATTACCTCAACCAAGCTTTGAAAATTGTAAAAGAAATGGAGAAAGAAAGTGGCACAAATACCCTTAACGGAAAAAGAAAAACGCAAGATACTAGCTCTGCACATTGAAGGAATGAGCTATAACGTGATCGCCAAACAAATAGGCCGTTCAACAAAAGCAGTTGAAACGACTGTAAGAGAATACAAGACTGACAGTAGCCCGGCGTTTAAGTTTATAAATTATTTGCGTAAACCATGGCCTTATTATGGCTAAAAAACAATACATCATTGATTCTGGTGTAAAGCTCGATGAGCTCTGCACAGAAATGGTGAATGATCTTGTAGAACATAACTGGCTGAAAGTTACGATAGAGTCAGAGCATCGTAGCCTAAGTCAAAATGCTTTGTATTGGCGATGGATACGCCAAATTAAAGAGCACATCAATAGTCACAATAATACGGATTTCACTGAAGAAGAAATTCATCTAAGGATGAAGCATGACTTTCTTGGTTGGACAGAAGAAATTAGTGTCGGCTCGGTAACGATTCCTGCACAAATAATTTCGACAAGAAAAGTGAGCAAAGGGCAGATGCGGCATTACATGGAAGCAATTGATGCTTACTGCGCTGACACGCTTGGCTTACTTCTAGTGAAACCAGAGGATAGCGAATATATGAAATATGCAATGGAGCAGAACCTATGAAACAAGATTACCCTATGTATTTTCTTAAGTTTACTGAACTTGAAGAATACAATGAAAATGAAGATGACAAATGCGTTGGCGTTTTTCAATATCGAATTTATGAAGATAAAGACGGTTTATACGCAATGCATGATTGTATATGGGAAAGCTCATCAGATGCTGATCCTGTATTTCGAGAACTACAACTGCTATGCGAAGTAAACAGGAATGTAACTGACCAAGTTATAGATGCGGTTGATCCAGAACTTAACGATTTTCATGAACCAGAAAACACGACGTTGCAGTAGTTGCAAAAAGAAGGTGGCGGCTGATTCTATTTACCAGAGTCAGCTCAAAGCCTTCTGTTCGTCAGAATGTCTATTGCAGTATGCTAAGTCGCCCCATGGGCAAAAAGACCGACACAGGGCAGTACAGAGCGATCTACGCAAACGAAAAGAGAAACTCAAGACCAAGGGTGACTATACTAAAGAAGCTCAACAGGCTTTTAATGCATATGTACGAGCTAGAGACAAAGGTAAATCTTGTATTAGTTGTCCAACCATTCTGTATGACGATTCTGTTGGTGGAGGGTATGACGCAGGGCATTACCGTTCGGTAGGCTCATCACCACATCTTAGATTTCGCCTTGATAACTGTTTTGGTCAATGCAAAAAATGTAATCGTTATCTCTCAGGCAACGTAGCTAACATGCGTATTGGTATCGTCTGGAGATATGGACAACAGTTCTTGGACAAAGTCGAGTCCGATAACAGCGTCAAAAACTACACAATCGACCAACTCAAAAAAATAAAGAAAATTTTTAGAAAAAAATTAAAAAAAATCTCGTAAAAGTGTTTACATTTTGTGGCAAACCATTAAATTGGTAAGTGAACTTACTAATGGAGCATTCAAAATGGCTAAAGAATTTATCGGAATTGGAGACATCGTAACAGCAAGTCTTAGAAAAATTCGTGGTTCTGAGCGCAGAGTTATAGAAGCGGTGATTGTTGGCGAAAACGGAAATTGTTGGTTAGTTCAAGAGCTAAAAATGAAAAAAGCTCGTTCACAAACTGCCCCTAAAAAAAATTGTAAACTGATTGAGGTCGCGTAAGCGGCCTTTTCTTTTGGAGCATACAAAAATGTACACACAAACCAGACAAGAATCTTTGGCAGAATTGTTCAGCGACATGCACAAGAGCCTACATGGCTGTCGCGCTCGGTGGGCATACGATATGTCAGAAGAAGATTTAGAGCTTGCTGTTCAGCGTCTTGGCGAAGAAATTGAAGAAGAAAACAACCGTGAAGAGGTTGAGCGCAACGAGTTAGCCGCTCAGTGTCACGTTTCTGTTGAGCAGATCATTAAGTGGGAAAACGAGCAAAACATGATGTGGCGCTACGGTATGGGCTACAACATGCAGATCGTGGATCAAGCTTTTATCGAGTCACTTCCTGCTGAGCCATACGAAGAAGCTCATCACTTTGAATTAGGAAAGGCGGCGTAAGCCGTCTTTTTGGAGCGAAAGATGAAAACAGTAAAAATCACATCAGAAACCGCAGATACACTCGCCGATTTCCTATGCGAGTATCAAGATGAGTTAAAAAACAAACTAATTTGCGAAGGCTTTGATTCAGAAGAACAGTCAAAGATTCTTAGTGCGGCTTTGTCTATACAAGGCAACCTAATTGCAATGCTTGGTACAGAGTCAGGCACAGCATTTACAGTGGAGATTAAGTAATGCGTAATGATTTTTCAACTGAAGTGCATTGTAGTCAATGCGAAAAAGAATTTCTGATTGAGCTCGATCTGTACGAGCCTTCTGGAAATGTTTGTGATGAATGTAAATCACAAGACGATGAACCTGATCTTGACCCAGTATGGGCAGATGCAGATGCATTAGCATCAGCAGGTTTTGGTACCGACGAAGATTATGGCGGGTAATCCCGCCTTTGGAGCAAAAAATGAATGAAGATTGGAAAATAAAAGCCAATAAGGTGATCAAAGAACGTAACGCAAAGAAAAAAGCGATACGAAATCGCCTTAGTGCAAACTGTGTTAGATCGATAGATGACTGTATTAAAGCTTGTGAAAATATACACGATTCTTTAGTGAATACTGCGGCTGAAGGATATCTGTGTGTAAATTTGCATGAAATAGTTGAGTTGCGAAATTCAGTCAATACTTTGCGTTTCAATTTTGGTATCGAAGAGGAGGTTATTTAGTGAAAATTCTAGGTGTTTACTTCAACGAAGTAACGAAGCTGTGGACAGTCGGTTACACAAATGATGGGTGTAACCCTGTCGTACTACGGCAAACACGGCTACGATCGTTAGGAGTCGAGTTTGCAGAACAAGAAGCAAGGCAACTTAAGCCAGATATTATCTTTACCAAAACGCAAACAGGTAAGGTGCAAATTCTTAAACTTGAAAACCATGCTTTTGATTTCTTAATCGAAGGCTGTGATCAATACTTTTATCCAAAGGAGCAAGTCGCATGACACCGCAAGCACATGAAGTTTTAACCTTTCTCAAGCAACATCGAACAATCGGCCCTAAAGAGGCGTGGACAAAGCTAGGCGTGTATCGTTTAGCGGCAAGAATTAAAGAAATCAGAGATGCAGGTCATGACATCGAGACGATCAGAGTCTATCAAGATGCTAAGACCTATTATGGAAAATATATTTACAAAGGGGAAAAACGAGTTTAGATTAAAAAGCAGTTCCGGGCGGGGTGTGAGAAGCCCCTAGCAGACCGGATTGAGATAACAGCAAGAAACCCTGTACCGCACTCCGGAACATGGTAAGAGTTTACCAAACTTTACATATCTTGCCATATCTTAATCTATCCCCGCCCGTGTAAGCTCTCGCATTGTGGAGCAGAACAGAAAAGCAAGCAAAACATACCTAACCTATGAGGACGGGATAAACAGCGTTTATAGGTAACTGGAAACAGTGGGCAGGTTTTACTAGCCTGAGGGATTGCCACTCTAAAAGTAGTTGCTGATGATTTGGTATGTTGGGAAATAGAGTTGGCGTTAGTGGGTTACCTAATAGTCCTCTAAATGACTCTTATGCAAAAAATTTAACAAAATGGTTTACAGTTCTGTTCTAAAGAACTAAAGTGTACTTACTGATTAAGTAAATGGAGCCTAGTTAAATGTTTGAAGTAGTTTATAAAAATCTTTCTTTTGGTGGTCAACTTAGAGAGTACATCGCTGATAGCGAGATCGACTTGGTAGAGATTGATTCAGTCAAAGACGCGATTCAAGAAATCAAAAAAAATCCAAATGTGGCAGAAATCTACACTTGGGAAGGTCATAGGGTGGCGGCTTTTTAAGCCCCGCCCTTTTTAATGGAGCAACAAAAAATGTCAAACGTAGAAATTTTCAAAAAAGAATACAACGGCCATCCAGACTGGGAACATTGGAATGTATCTTTATGGCTTAACAATTCAGAGGAATGGTATGCCCCATTTGCAGTTCTTTGTGATTTGGTTAATCGTGGTCGTATTACCAAAGACGTAGCATCTGAAGAGCTAAAAGAGCTTATTCCAGACATTACGCCAGATGGCGCAGAAGTCACAGTCGATATCTTGCATTACTATATTACAGATGCAGAGATAGACCACATGGAACAGCAGATACGGAAGGCAAAATGATGGATTACACAGCAGTTTTTGTTTTTGTTTTTGTGATTTCTTTGTTCTTAGGCTTTAATGCGATTCTTGCTT